CTTTAGTTTTAAGAAACTATTCAGCAACACCGTATACAGGATTTGTAACTACTGAATATGAAGTTGGAACTACTAACGTAGCTGAAATATCCGCTCGTAGAGTAAACTCATCAACTGGTGAGCTTATATTTAGAACACGAGAGTCAGGCTCAGTCACAGACGCCATGACTCTAGACAGCTCAGGCAACCTAGATGTATCAGGTGATATTACTGTAGGACAACTATCCAGTGGTCAAACAGCAAATCTTGTTATTAACAATGAAGGCGGAAACACGGCCGCACTAGAAGTTCTATCAAGAACTAATAGATCAATACTAAAAATAGCTGATAATGATACTACTGGTTATATTAGTACTGAAGGTGGTTTATTAAGTATAGGTAGAAGTTCAGGAAGCAACGCAGCTAACCTCAACATTGATAGTTCAAACAATGTTTTGATTGGGACTACTGCTATCTTGAAATCAAATGTTAATGGTTTGCACGTAGGTGCTTCATCAGCACACGCAATGTGTGTTAGGTCAGGTAATAACGGATACGGAATAGCTTTGCAAAATAATGGTGGTTTTGATGTTGGCTCTATTACTATGGATGCTACATCAACTACTTATAACACCACATCAGACGCAAGACTCAAAGAAGTTACAGGCGAAGCTCGTGGTTTAGAAGTTATCAACGAACTCAAACCAGTTGCATATAACTGGAAAGCAGACGGTAAAGCTGACGAAGGCCTTATAGCTCAAGAAGTACAAGAGATAGTACCAAATGCAGTATCAGGTTCAGAAGAAGATATGTATCAAATGGATTACAGTAAATTAGTAGTTCACCTTGTGAAAGCTGTAAAAGAGCAGCAAGCGCAGATACAAGAGCTAAAAGATGAGATTGCTAATTTAAAAGCAGTATAAATAATATAACAAACACGGGGTTCTCGTAATGAGAGCCTCGTATTTATAAGGAAACAATTATGGCAAGAGTACAAATTAACAGAAGCTCAATAGCTTCTTTTATACCAGCAACTCTAAACGCTGGAGAGTTATTCTATAACTCAGCTGACAATAAGCTATATATAGGAAATCCAGATTTATCTGTTAGTCTTGTCTCAGACGACCCAGCAGTAATTGAATCTAGAATCACAACCCTAGAGTCCGACATTCAGAATACAACAGTAGCTGCAACAGCTCCAACAGTGTTCAAGACTGGCGACCTCTGGTTCGACACAACAGCTTCACAGCTTAAAGTCTACACAGGCTCAGCTTGGGAACTTGCTAACGACCCCTACAAGATAGCCGCTATCGGCGTATCTGGAACTTACCCAGTATCAGCTGATGAGTTCTTTCAGCACATAAGATTCACCCCAGATGCGGATGAAACTATTGAAGGCGAAAGGTTCATCCAAGCTGCTACAATATTTGCAGAACAATACACAGGAAGATTCTTCACAGTGAGAACAGTCGAGGAATACCACGACGACTTCCCCAAGAAAACTAACTACCTAGAAACTGTTAAGAAGCCTTTTATACTTAAAGGCGGAAACATCAACTCAGTAGTGTCTATAACTTACTATAATGAAGATCAGACAATAACTACAGTAGACGCAGCGGACTACAGGCTTATCAATAAGAGAGCTAAAGGTCACATATACCCAGCTATAGGTAAACACTTCCCAGAAGATGTTATTAAAGGTGACAGTGATGTAGTTACATTAACCTACAACGTAGGAACAACACCAGCTGACACACCAGCCTCTGTTAAGTCTGCTATTCTTTTAATAGCTGCTTCTCTATTTGAGAACAGAGAGAATGAAGTAGTTGGACAAGGCATCGCTATGCTAAAACCTATAGTAGCTGCCAAGGATTTACTACATCCATACAAGGTGAGGTAAATTATGCAAGGTGGAAGATTAAGAAACAAAGCTGCTATATATACTCCGAGTAGTGGTACTAATGATTTCGGTGAGGTTGATTCCTCGTTCGATCTCTTAGGAACCTATTACTGCTCAGTTACTAGTATTCCAGAGACAGAGTTCAAAGACGGTCAGACATTAATATCTACAGTTAGATATGATCTCAGATTCAGATATTACTCTGCTCTAGAAAACATAAGTAGAGCTTCACACATAATGCTAGATGGTAAAAAATTAGAAATCAAAGCGATATCTAATGTTAAACAACAAAACAAACAACTACATTTTATATGTGAGGAGCGAAAGTGATAGATATAGCTCTAAGAAACGTATTACTCAACAATACAACTATTGCGGGATATACAACAAGTATACACCCATTACGTCTACCACAGGGCTCTACAGGCACTCGTATCGTTTATAACGTTATGGACGGCTTCAGTACTGCTCAGGTAGGCTCAATGTCTCAGAACTCTGAGACCAACATTCAACTAGATATCTATTCAGAGAGTTACTCAACGACTAGAAATCTAACAACCGAATTAATAACTATACTTAACGGGGCTCAAGGTTCCTTCGATACTTTAGAAGTATCTGGGATATATGTGAGAAACGTTATGAATACCTATGAAGATAAATTAAATCTTTATAGATGCTCAATAGATATTAATGTTCACGTGAAATAAATATATTTAAAAAGGAAATTATTATGTCAAACATTGCTACACCATTTCATGGTCTTGCTACTGAGCTTCACTCTACTGCTTCAATAGGCGGAACGATTGATGCTTCAACAAAAATAGCTGAAGTTGCTTCTGTAGGAACTTTAGAAATATCAGCTAACATTATAGAATTTAACTCTTATGGTTCAGACTATAAAAGAAAGTTAGTTGGTCAAAAAGATTCAGGCACTTTAAGCCTTACTTTAAACTGGGTTGCTGGTGACACATCTCACACTGCTTTAAAAACATCATACGACAACGGTACTGCTGGTACTTACGCTGTTAGATGGGTAAGTGGTTCTGAGAACGCTACTGCTGAGTTTACTGGTTACATTGCTTCTTACAGCATTGACACACCAGCTGAAGACATCGTGACTGCTACTGTAGAAATTGCTATAGACGGCGGAGTCACTTTTGACTTAGCTACTGCTTAATTTAAGCAAACCCTCTGGGAGCCTTCGGGCTCCCTTCAATTATTAATTAAAAAAATCCGTGGAGGATAAATAAAATGCTAAACAGAGAAAATATATTAACAGCTGTAGACTTAGACACTAAGATTGTAGAGGTTCCAGAGTGGAACGGATCAGTCTCAGTAAGAGGACTAACAGCTAGAGAGAGAGATTCTTTTGAGGCTTCTATAGGGGCTGCGGCTAACCTAGATAACCTACGAGCAAGATTAGTAGTCTTATGCTTAGTAGACGAAGAAGGTAAAAGAATATTTAAAGACAACGACGCTAAGGCGTTGGGTGAGAAAAACGCTCAAGTAGTTAACAGACTCTTTGAAGAGTGCAGAGTTATGTCAGGAATGACAGACGCTGACGTTATAGAACTTGAGGGAAACTAAAACGAGACCCGACCAGAAGGTTTAAATTTAGACTAGCTGGTCATCTAGGCATGACTGTTCGTCAATTAGAGAACAGCATGTCCGCACGCGAGCTCTCTGAATGGATGGCATACTATGCTATAGAACCATTTGGAGAACAACGTGACGACTATAGAGCAGGTCTCATAGCTGCCACGGTTGCTAATTGTGCTGGAGCAGGTAAGAAAGGCAAGGCATTACAGCCTACTGATTTTATACCAATCTACACACAACCTAAGCAAGTCTCATTCATAGATAGAAAACAAGAACAGGCACGACAGATGTCATTGTTCAAACAACTCGCAGAGGAATCTAAATGAGCAAGATGATTAAAGTAAAGGTAAGAGGTCTGAAGGAGCTTGATAAAGCTCTGAATGATCTCGACCTTGAAGTAAGAAAAAAAGCCAGCCGAGAAGCTGGTCGAGAAACTATGAAACCCGTGGCAGCTCGTATGAAAGCTAAGGTGCCAGAAGATACTGGAGGACTAAAGAAGTCTATCAGAGTCTCTGCTACTACAGCTCCAAGTAGGCTAAAGAAATATAGCCGTAAAGCCTCGATGATATCTTCAGCCTCAGTAGGACGTAAGTCTAAGGGAGCTACAGGTCATCAAGCATTACAAATCGAATACGGTACATCTAAGATGGATGCTCAGCCTTTTATAAGACCAGCGATCCAAGGTAAAGAAAAATCTGTATTCATGCATTTCAGAAAACATTTAAGAAAGTCCATTACTAAGTGGTCTAATAAACAACGTAAAATAAAATAAGGAGCTCACTATGGCAACAATAGCAAGACT